CTCTTGACAAAAGCCGAGATTGATGCTAGAATATATACAAAGCGTGACAAATTAAAGATATGGAGTAAATTAATCAAATGAAAGAATTATGGGTAGAAAAGTACCGTCCTACGACTGTGGACAGTTATGTTTTTCGAGACGATGCACAACGTAATCAAGTAGCTACTTGGATCAAAGATAAAAGCATTCCGCATCTGTTGTTTAGTGGCGCGGCAGGTATTGGTAAAACAACACTTGCAAAATTATTAATGAACGAACTTGATGTTAATCCATTGGATATTTTAGAGATTAACGCATCACGTACAAACAGTGTTGATGATGTGCGTAATAAGATCATTAACTTTGTACAAATGATTCCGTTTGGTGACTTTAAAGTTGTATTACTCGACGAGGCTGATTACTTGAGTCCGAACGCACAAGCAGCACTACGTGGCGTGATGGAGGAATACCATACAACAGCAAGATTTATTCTAACTTGTAATTATGAAAATAGAATTATTCCTGCGATCCATAGTCGGTGTCAAGGATTTCATATTGCTAAAGTTGATCAGACAGAGTTTACAGCTCGTGTTGCAACTATTCTTATTACAGAAGGTGTAGTTCCTGACTTAGATATACTAGATACTTACGTTAAAGCAACGTATCCTGACTTAAGAAAATGTATTAATATGGTACAAATGAATGTACAAGAAGGTAGTTTGCTTCGTCCTAATGAAGGTGATACTGGAAATAGTGACTGGAAACTAGATATGGTTGAGTTGTTTAAACAAGGTAAGATTAATGATGCACGTAAATTACTTTGTGGTGCAGTTCGACCAGAAGAAATGGAAGAGATTTATCGTTGGCTGTATGACAATGTTGAATTGTTCGGAAGCGAAGAACAACAAGATACTGCCGTGCTAACTATTAAGCAAGGTCTTGTAGATCATGCACTTGTAGCTGACGCAGAAATTAACTTAGCAGCAACATTAATTAGACTTGCGAGGATTTAATGACATACTTAGTAACTGATAATTGTATTAAATGTAAACATATGGACTGTGTAAGTGTATGTCCGGTAGATTGTTTTTACGAAGGTGAAAACATGTTAGTAATTAACCCAGACGAGTGCATTGACTGCGGAGTGTGTGAACCTGAATGTCCTGTAAATGCCATTATGGCAGACAATGCATTTGCAACACAAGACGAAGTGATCAAATGGGAAGAAATTAACAGAAAATACAGTAACATTTGGCCAGTAATTACCCAAGTACGTCCTGAAGATGTTCCTTCAGATGCTGCTGAATGGAACGAAGTTCCAAATAAGTACGAAGAACACTTTAGCGAGCTGCCGGGCAAAGGTAGTTACTAATGACCAACAAGGATTTAATTCACAGTTTAATGCGAATAGAAATTCTAGAGAGCGAAGTTGAATACGCTAAATCTCAATTGCAGCCGCATGCGTACCAGAGACAAATACATACTGCTATTAGTTGGATGAAACAAAGAATAGAAGATCTAAAAGGAAAGTAATATGATTAGAGCAATATTAGCATGTGACGAAAACTGGGGTATTGGTAAGAACGGCGATATGCCGTGGCCGCATAACCGTGCAGACCTACAGTGGTTTAAGAAAATGACTTTTGGGCAAGCAATTGTTATGGGCCGTAATACTTGGAGTAGTTTGCCTGTTAGACCGTTGCCAGGGCGACAAAACATAGTTGTAAGTACTACAGAAGTAGAAGGTGCAACACATACATTCGGCGAAGGCTTTAAAGGTCGTATTGTAGATTTAAACTTTGAATTTCCTGTCTGGATTATTGGTGGTGGACAGTTGATCGAACACTGTTTAGATATTATTGACGAGCTATGGCTTAGCCGTATTGAAGGTGAATACGACTGTGATGTTAAACTTCCAGGTACTAAGATTTTAGAGCAGTTTGTACTTGATAGTGCAAGCCCGCAGACTGACATTTATGTTGAGAAATGGGTTAAGCGATGAATAAACGTTTTACAGAACTTGCTAAACAAGCAGGACTACAGCAAACTAAATGGGCAGATGCCGATACTGAAGATGAACGTGTGCGTATTTGGCAAGAGTCGCTGAACAATCCGGGATCGTTGGAAAAGTTTGCTGAGTTACTTGTTAAAGAATGTGCAGAAACTATTAATGACGGAACAAATCCTTCGATATTTTATCAACATCAAATTTTAAGACATTTTGGAGTTGAAGAATGATGTACAGAGCATACATTACACTAAAGCCTGCACAGTTAGATATAGCCGGCATTGCAGTTACTGGTGCATTACACAGTTTAGGTTTTACTAATGTAAAGGATGCCCGTCTTGGCAAGATATTAGAATACAATGCCGATAGCTTAGAAGAAGCACACGATATTGCTCGATCACAGACTAATGAAATTATGGAAGACTGTAAGGTAGTTGAAGAATGAAACAATATTTAGATGCACTTACACATATTTTAGAACAAGGTGAAGATGTTGGCGATCGTACAGGCGTAGGTACACGCAGTGTGTTTGGTTATCAGATGCGTTTTAATCTACAAGACGGATTTCCTGCTGTTACTACAAAGAAACTTGCTTGGCGTAGTGTAGTTGGTGAGTTGCTGTGGTTCTTGGAAGGTAGCACAGACGAGCGTAGGCTTGCTGAACGCACTTTTGAAAAGCCTCGTGAGGAACTTACAGATAAGACAACTATTTGGACTGCCAATGCTAATGCACAAGGTAAAGCACTAGGATACACCGACGGGGAACTTGGTCCGGTATATGGTTACCAATGGCGAAACTTTAATGGTGTAGATCAAATTGCTGGACTTATTAAAGATATTAAAACAAATCCTAACAGCAGGCGGTTGATCCTTAGTGCATGGAATGCTGGCGAAATTGATCGCATGGCACTTCCTCCTTGTCACACACTAAGTCAGTTCCGTGTAATGAATGGCAAACTACACTGCCAGATGTATCAGCGTAGTGCAGATATGTTCCTTGGTGTGCCGTTTAATATTGCCAGCTATAGTTTGCTTACACATATGCTTGCACAAATTTGCGAACTACAAGTAGGCGACTTTGTATGGAGTGGCGGAGACTGTCATATCTATCAAAATCATATGGAACAGGTCAAGCAACAACTTGCTCGCACACCAATGCAGGAACCTCATTTGCTTATGCCTGCATTTAATACATTGGATGAATTACTTGCTACTAGCACAAGTAGGTACAAACTAATCAATTACACGCCGATGGATTCAATTAAGGCGCCAATGGCTGTATGATGGGGCACGGTTACTACGGTAATAAAGATCCTAATCAACACCAATACAAACGTAAGTTTGCTTGGATGCCTGTAGTAACCGGTAGCAAGAAACGTGTGTGGCTAACACACTATTATATTAGATACACATTTTACGATAGTGACGTTCCTATACACGGGCTTACTTGGGATTATGTTTTTACTAAAAATGAATACTTATTGGAATTACTAAGATGAAACAAAAGTTTATAGATGCTTATATGGATGTTGCAGAACGTTTCGCACAGTTGAGCAGTGCAGTACGATTGCAAGTAGGTGCTATTGTTGTTAAGGATGATAGAATTATTAGTATCGGCTACAACGGTATGCCTGCTGGTTGGGATAATGTGTGTGAGGAAAAAGTTTATTGGATTGACGGTAGTCTTGTAGACGATGCCGGCTATTATGATCTTAAAACTAAGCCAGAGGTACTTCATGCAGAATCGAACGCAGTGGCAAAGTTAGCTAAAAGTAGTGAAAGCGGTAATGGTGCAACTATCTTTGTTACCCACGCTCCTTGTATAGACTGTGCTAAACTAATCTATCAAAGCGGAATAAACACGGTGTACTATCGTACTGCTTATAGAGATACCAGCGGTGTAGATTTTCTAGCAAAGTCTGATGTTGAGGTCATAAAAATAGGGGACTGATTAAAGCCCCCTATTTCTAGCCTTTAATTACTCGTCTCCATATACCCTAAGGACTTCTCTAACTGCCTGATGTCTTTCGATATCTCCTGTTTCAAACTGGACTACGTCCAAACGTGGTGAATTATGTGCTTCTAATAGTCTAGTAAATTCTAATAGACCATTATCCTTAAGCCTGTCTGCTTGATTTAGATCGCCTGTTACTGCCATCATCGATCCTGTGCCTAAGCGTGTAAGCAACATTTTCATCTGACTTGGTGTTGCGTTTTGCATCTCGTCTGCTAAAATAAACGCATCTTTAAATGTGCGTCCGCGCATATATGCTAACGGTGCAATTTCAATCACTCCTTCTTGAATCATCCCTTCTATCTCTTTTGCATGAAAATACTCTCTCAATACATCGAATATCGGTCGAGTCCATGGTGCCATTTTTTCTTCTAATGTACCTGGTAAAAAGCCTAGATCTTCGTCAACAGACACAGCCGGTCTAGTAACGATAATCTTGTCAACTGCACCTTCTTTAAATAGTTTGACCGCTACTTGCACAGCCAAAAGTGTTTTGCCTGTTCCTGCTGGACCTACACCAAAGACTATGTCCTTCTTAGGGTCTAGTAAGGTTAACACGTATTGTTCCTGGTTTCTATTTCGGGGAAGTATTGTGACTGTTGTTTTTTTCTGGACCGTCTGGCCCATTGGCTTGATATTAATTACGTTGTTGTAATTTGTATTGTGGTGCTGCCTTGATTTAGCAGCATCTTTACGCTTTGCACCCATTAAGTGTCCTCCTATTGGATTATGGAGTAGGACCGTTTGCTTTTTGAAGTAAAGCTCTTGCCCTACAAAGATATTTAGCATCGAGATGGAGAAGTAAAAATAGTTGTTAACTCATAAATGACGATAAATAAGTATATAAGAAATAGGATGGCCCATGCAAGATATCTATGACATTGTTAAAAACATCGAAGGCATTTACGATAGTAATACTTCGTTTCAAGTACTAAAAGATTTTGAAAGAGTATTAGACGAGTTGGATATCTACGTCTATGCTAATTGGCAGGATGGCGAATTAGCCGAAGGTCCAATTATTGAACGTCATTGGGTTACATGCACATTTATGTGGGATCGTAACAAGATGCCAGATCCAATGGGCGGACAACGTCTATTAGATTACGATTGCAAAGTGTTTATGGGCAAAGACTATGTTATTAAACCTCGTAAAATACGTGACCCTAGTGATGTTCGTCCCGGATCTAAAAAAGGCAAACTTGATCGCCATGCTATTTGGTTAGTTAAAATACAAATGCCTAAAAAATTAATTGCAGACATCTATGGCGGATATAATAAGGTCGAAGAATTAGATAATATTACTGCACAAGAACAACCGCAAGCGGCAGACCAATCGGCTATGGCAGCTCCAGCAGCAGCACCTGAAGCAGGAGCAGTAGTATAATGGGACTTAGACAAGGCGATTTAAAAGATTTAGTATATCATATCTTTGAGATAGATGCATATGCTAGTAAAATGGGCGACGATAAAAACATTATTACTCTTAGTTTTACTGTTAAAGATAAACCACCTGCTGATGATTTAGTAAAGTTTTTAGAAGGTGGGTATAGCTTCATTCTCGATAGTGACGTAACTGCTGGAGAGCAAAGCGACGGTAATTATAGAGTGTTTGTCGAAATTGAAAGAGATAAATCTGCAAATAAAAACATTATGGAAATTGTAGATGGAATTACAAAGTTAGTAGAGGTCGAAGACTTTAAATTTCGTTACTACAAAGGCTTTAGAAGCCACGATGTTACAATAGAAAATTTAGATCGCGAAGTTCCATTAGATCCTGATAACTACGGTATTACAGTATCTGAAAGTAATCTTAATAACTATAAAAACTTCTTTAGTAACAGCTATGTAGAAGATATTGTAATGGAAGATAACGTATTAACTATTACAAAAGCGTATGCTGATAAGTTAATGTTTGAATTTGTAGACTTTGGCGAAACATTAAAAACAGTTAAGCGGATTAATGAATCGTTAGATATAATGGATTCATATCCAGAGATACTATTTCTTACAAAATACTTAGGTGATTATAATATTTGCAAATATGGCGATAAACTTGTGTTTGAAAACTCAGAACGTGTATTGGTCCTTAAAAGACTATAATAAATACTTACATGGCACACTGTAGAACTTGCGGACATGAATCACATTGCGGATCAACCCTTCGTAAAGATTTTTACAACGGTGATACTGTCTACTCAAGTAATGTAGAAGTATGCAAACATTGCATTTGTGATGCTTGCCAAACAGGAAAAAAGGATATAGAAAATGAGCTTTGAATTAAAGAAAGAGCACCTAGCTGCACTTATTCCAGGTAACAAAAATGTCGATGCGTGGCATGCGGCACTAGTAGACGTATTACCAAAATACGGTATTACAACAGAAAGACGTATGGCGCATTTTGTTAGCCAATGTGCCCACGAATCAAACAACTTTAACTCACTCGAAGAAAATCTAAACTACAGTGAAAAATCACTACTTGCTGTGTTTGGCCGCTACTTTGGTGCTGCACCTAAAGCAAGTGCTGCTGAGTATGCTCGTAATCCAGAAAAGATTGCTAACCGTGTTTACAACGACGAGTTCCGTAAGTACAAAATGGGCAATACACAATCAGGTGATGGTTGGAGATTCCGCGGGCGTGGTCTAAAGCAACTTACTGGACGTGAGAACTACACTGGCTTTGGTAAGTTTGTAAACATGACAGCAGAACAAGCCGCAGACTATGTAGCAACTCCTAAAGGTGCTGTTGAATCAGCTTGCTGGTTCTGGGATACTAAGAAACTCAACAACATTGCCGACACAGATGATGTTACAAAGATGACTAAGATCATTAACGGTGGTAATATTGGCCTTGCTGATCGTCAATCACGATATGCTAAAGCAATGCAAGTATTTGGTAATCCAGTAAGCATTGCAGAAGCAAATGATAACGATGATAATGACATGGACGTAAGTGACATTGGTACACTACGCAAAGGTTCTAAAGGCGACGGCGTTAAAATGATGCAAGAAGCCCTAGGTATTGGTGCTGACGGTGCATTTGGTCCTGGTACAGAACGTGCATTAAAAGCATGGCAAACTAAAAACGGCTTAACAGCAGACGGTATTGCTGGACCGATGACATTAGCTAAATTGTTGGACGACTAAAACTATGTTTGGTGCTATTAAAATTGCTATGGTAATGACAGTTATCGCTACTGCGGGAATGGGTTATCTATATGTTCAAAAATTACAAGGTGATTTAGAAACAGCACGAGAAAATGTTGCAAAAATGGAAGTAGCAGTACAAATTAGCGAAGCTAGTATTGCTACTTTACAAAGAGATGTAGTTCGTAATGCAGAACTAAGTGCTAACTTACAAAAAGAACTACAAATAGCAGAGAAGTACGGAGATGAACTTCGTGCTACTCTACAAAAACACAACTTAACGGCACTGGCTCAGAAAAAGCCTGGCTTGATTGAAACTAGGATGCAAGATGCGACTAATAAGCTATGGGACGATCTTCGCGGTATCACTGACCCTAATGGGGTGCAGCCTGATGCAGCCGGAACCCAAAATAGTAACAGTAACTAATACTGTAAAAACAACTGTACCAATTGTTGCTCATCCTAAAGGTGTGCAGATTAGTAACGTTAAAATCTATGTTGTTACAGCAGACAACTACGACGAGTTTGTTGAAAAGTTTACAGCAAAGAACGGCGAACTTGCATACATTGCTATTAGCGTAAAAGACTACGAGAACCTTAGTTTAAACTTTGCAGAACTAAAGCGTTATATTGAACAGCAAAAACAAATCATTGTTTACTACGAAGAAGCTGTCAAACCCGAAACTCCACAACTAGAGAAAAAATAATATGTCATATTCAACTAAAGTACTTGACCATTACGAGAATCCTCGTAATGTAGGGAAAATGGATGACAACGATCCAAATGTCGGAACAGGTATGGTTGGTGCTCCTGCTTGTGGCGATGTAATGAAACTTCAAATTAAAGTAGAAGATGGAATTATTACTGATGCTAAATTTAAAACATACGGTTGCGGTAGTGCTATTGCAAGCTCAAGCCTTGTTACTGAATGGGTTAAAGGCATGACGTTAAACGAAGCTAGTAGTATCACTAACAGTGACATAAGTCAAGACCTAGCATTACCTCCAGTTAAGATACATTGTTCAGTATTAGCAGAAGATGCAATTAAAGCAGCAATCAAAGACTACGAAATGAAATGCTCTTGTAATTAATAAACAACTAAATAATAGCATATAACGTGAGGGCGTTATAAGTTATCAATGGGGGCAATTAATGATTGAAATGATCGATAGAATATTCGGAGATACACTCTGGATATACACAGCAATACTAGGATCACTTTTCGGAGCAGCATTCCTAGCTTATTTCAAAGACACAAAAGCAGGCCTATGGTGCTATGCTAAGTTTGATCAACTATTAGATTTCTTAAGAGATCGATATGGTCTGACTTGGTTTGACCAACCTGAAGATGCTTGGCGTCAAAAATATCCTCATGTTACTAAAAAGATCGACGAGCTCGAAGCACGTCTAGCAAAACTTGAGGAGAAGAAATAATGGCTGATAAGAAAACAATTACAATGGACAGTGAAGTTGCAACCACTATGGATGCAAACGGTGATGGACATATTACCAAAGCTGAAGCAGCAATGGATCTAGAGTTTAAACGCAAGCGTTTAGAAGATGCAGACGCAATGCGTGATGCACAGCGTAACATGGCATGGTTTGCCCTATTTGGTATGTTACTATACCCGTTTGCTGTTGTAGCAGCAGTATTTGCAGGATTAGATCAAGCAGCTACAGTACTAGGGTCAATGGCTCCTACTTACTTTGTATCTGTAGCAGCTATCGTTGCAGCGTTCTATGCTAAAGAAGCAATGGTCAATAAGTAATCATTACTAACTAAATGTAATAGTCCATGCGATAAGTAATTGTATGGACTATTACAAACTATTAGGCGTATCTCGTAACGCAACTCCAGAAGAAATTAAAAAAGCATATCGCAAACTTGCGATGCAGCATCACCCTGACCGTGGCGGCGATCATAATAAATTTGCTGAAATAAATGCAGCCAATGACACGTTAAGTGATCCCACGAAACGTCAACAGTACGACACTCCTCAACCACAATTTAATTACAATGCGCAGGACTTTAGAGGTGGGCAAAATCCCTTTGGTGATATGTTTTCGCAAGCATTTGGATTTGGTGGCCAACAAGCTAGACAACCGCGCAATAGAGATGTTACAATAGAGTATAGACTGACATTTGAAGAACTGTTTACCGGAAAGGGTGTTAATATACAATACAGACTTCCAAGTGGAAGAATAGAAATATTAGATGCTGCTGTTCCTCCAGGAGTAAAACAAAACGATAGTGTACGGTTTGGCGGCATGGGAGATGATAGTTTCCCACAAGTACCAAGAGGAAACTTAGTTCTTAATATTAGAGTTCAACCGCATCATAAATGGACTAGGGATAACGATAATATATTAACAACAGAAAATATTTCTATTTTTGATTTAATGATAGGATCTAGCGTAGAAATAGAAACTCCAGTAGGTAGGCATTTTAGTTTGACTATTCCCAAGGGAACTAAACCTGGTACAGTCTTTAGTATATCAGGGCAAGGCATACCTAATGTAAATACAAGAAGACCCGGAAACGCACACATTAAAGTTGAAGCAGTTATTCCAAAAATAAAAGACGAAGAAATATTACAAAGACTAAAGGATATAAAAGATGAAATTGATAAGCTCTCCTAATGATTTTTTAACCAAGGCCGTAAAGCCTTTTGATTTTGAAACAATGGATGCTAAACAAATCTCAGGAGAGATGTGTCAAATAATGATGGCCAAGAACGGTTTAGGTCTTGCTGCAAATCAAGTAGAGTTAGATGCACAGATTTTTGTTATGAGACCAATTGAACACAAAGAAGTTACTAAGCCATTTGCAGTAATTAATCCTGTTATATTAGAAATTAGTGAAGACAATGTGGCAGGAAAAGAAGGATGTTTAAGTCACATAGGGTTAATATTAAATATTACTAGACCCAAGCATTTGGTAGCACAATTTCTTGACATAGATGCAAAAGAGTGTATACTAGAGTTTAGTGGGATAGATGCTCGCTGCTTCTTACATGAATATGATCATCTTCAAGGTATCGAATTCACAGATAGAACAAGTAAACTAAAATTATCGATGGCCAAGAAAAAGCAAAAGAAATTAATAAAGGAATATGCAAATGGTTGAACCAAGTAAAGATCTACAGTTAGTATTTGATAAAGCTGTTAAAGACGCTCAACTACTAAAACACGAATATGTTACACTTGAACATTTGTTGTTTTCGATGCTATGTAGTGAAAACTTTTATAATCTAGTTAAAGGGTTTGGTGCTGACCCAGATTATTTAAAGTCTAATTTAGAGCATTTCTTAAAAAATAACTGCGACGAAATTAAAACCGAAGTAGAAAAATTTAAACCTAAGAAAACACAATCTGTTGAACGCTGTTTGAATCGTGCATTTACGCAAACATTATTTAATGGCCGTACGCACATTGAACTTAGTGATGTAATGCTTAGTATTATTAGTGAGAAAAAATCACATGCTGCATTCTACTGTGATCAAGCAGGAATTGACAAGGAAAAATTTGCTAGTTACCTAAGTAGCGAAGTAGAAGTTGACGAAGAAGAAGAAATGAGTGGAGCAGCAGCTAAAGCTCTACGTGCATTTACAACTAACCTTAACGACGAAGTTAAAAAGAAAACTATTGATCCAGTTATTGGACGTAAGGAAGAACTAGACGCAATTGCACTTGCACTAGGTCGTCGTAATAAAAACAATGTGTTGCTGGTCGGTGATCCGGGCGTAGGTAAAACTGCTATTGCAGAAGGCCTAGCATTTAATATCGAGCAAGGTACTGTTCCGGAATTCCTAAAAGAATACAATGTTTACAATCTAGATATTGGTAGTATGCTTGCTGGTAGTAAATATCGTGGTGACTTTGAAGAACGTTTTAAACTAGTCCTTCAAGCCTTGAAGAAAAAAGGCAAAACTATTATGTTCATTGACGAAGCACACATGATTAGTGGTGCAGGCGCAGGCGGCGGCAATAGTGCAAACGATCTTGCTAACATGTTGAAACCAGCATTGAGCAAAGGTAACATTAAAGTTGTTGCATCAACTACTTGGGAAGAATATCGCAAGTACTTTGAAAAGGATCGTGCATTGATGCGTCGATTCCAGCGTGTAACAGTTGACGAGCCTAGTCCAGAAGTAACTAAAGATATCTTGCTAGGACTTAAAAAGTACTACGAAGATTATCACAAAACTACAATTACTGAAGCAGCTATCGACGAAGCAATTAAACTTTCCGTAAAATATCAAGCAGATAAGAAACTACCTGATAAAGCAATTGATTTGATTGACCAAGCATGTTCACGTTTTAATCTAAAAGAAGTAGTCGGTGATAAAATTGTTGATGCATACGAAATTCAATATGAACTTGCTAAAGCAGTTAATTTGCCAGAAGAACAAGTAAGCGAAAAAGAAACTGAAAATCTTGCTAATCTTGAGCATAACATCAAACGTCAAGTTTACGGACAAGACAAAGCAGTTGAATCAATTGTTGACAAAATTCTTGTTGCACAAGCAGGTCTTAAATCACCAGACAAACCTATTGGATCGTTTGTGTTTATGGGCCCAACTGGCACAGGTAAAACTGAAACTGCAAAGGCACTTGCTGCCAACTTAGGTGTTAAACTTGTACGTTTTGATATGAGCGAATATCAAGAGAAACACAGTGTATCTAAATTGATCGGTTCTCCTCCGGGGTATGTCGGTCACGAAGATAGTGCAGGCCAACTTATTGTTAAGTTACAAGAATCACCTAACTGTGTACTATTGCTCGACGAAATTGAAAAGGCACACCCAGACGTATCACAAATCTTGTTGCAGGTTATGGACAATGGTAAGATTACTGGAAGTAATGGTAAAGAAGCAGATGCACGTAACTGTGTACTAATCCTTACTACTAACTTAGGTGCTGCTGATTCAGAAAAGAATAGCATTGGCTTTGGTGGAGACTTCCAAGATAATTCTTACGAAGATAAAGCTCTTAAGAAATTCTTTAGTCCAGAGTTCCGCAATCGTTTAGACGGTGTAATTACATTTAATAAACTTAGCAAAGAGATTATGCTTAAAATTGTCGGTAAGTTTCTTGTTGAACTTAAAAATCAAGTTAAGGATAAGGCTGTTAAAATTGCAATTACCGACGAAACACTTGACTACTTGGTAGACAAAGGCTTTGATCCTAAGATGGGCGCTCGTCCGTTACAGCGTGTTATTGATAAAGAAATTAAAATGCCACTTGCAAGAGAACTATTATTTGGAAAACTAAAAGACGGCGGCAACTTAACAATTGATGTTGTAGACAATACTATTGTACTCAAGGTAGAAGTTAATGAAACAGTTGAAGCAGTGTGAAACTACTAAACTATTTTATGACGTATACCCCTACAAACTAGTTGTAGTAAACGGACTTGCTCATATATTTAGAGAGAAAAACCTCTCTAATGCAAAAGAGGAACTTGATGACCTACAACAACAATATGATTTTTGCGAGCCTCTAACAAGGGGCTCGTATGGATTTAAATATCCAGTTGAGCAAGATACATTTATTGAAGCAAAAAAGTTATATATAGAGTTTTGTAAACAAACCGATTTTAAACTTCGTATATCTAATCCGTATATGCAAATATACTCACATGATTACGATTGGTTAATAATGTTGTCTACAAAGATTAAATCTGCATGTGAGTTATGGGAACCTAAGTCTAGTAATTTATCTACACTGGATAAAAATGTTATATTAGTTAACCACCCTACCGACTATCTATATAAAGTTACATTAGGGTATTCATGTGATAGAAATTTAGCAGCTTGGATTAAAAATAATCCAGACAAAGTTAAGGCAGGTAATACATGTTTAGAAACTATCGAACGGAAAGGATACGTTCGTGGTTTGTATTTTTATGCTAGAGATGAAAAGATATTACAACTATTAAATTTATTTGTTGGTAAATTAGCACGAATAGACAAATTAGTGTACAATACAAATATTGATAAATAGTTATATGGCAAACAGTGAAACAATCTTATCAGCGAATACGCACCCAGGGGACAGCACACCAACAGTCGTCACCGGAACAAAATATAGAGGCGACGGTTACTACGGACGTAGTGATGGTTTCCATACGGTACAAGTAGACCTAGCAGGGTTTATTGGGAAAGTAGCTATGCAAGGAACACTTGCAACTAATCCAGTAGAAGCTGATTGGTTTACTGTAGAGTTAGGCACTGGCAATAGTAGTGTTGATACAACTGGGCTAATTACAGCACAAAATATCACTTCTGTAGAATACACTAGTGCTACTACCAACACTAAAAACTATAATTTTACTGGAAACTATGTTTGGGTAAGAGCATACGTTAGTAATTGGACTGACGGCACAGTTAACAGTATAAGATTAAATCATTAAGGGCGTAATAGATGGCAAAGCAAACAATCAATTTAGGAACAGGCGAATTAACCGGAGACGGTGAAAGTATTCGTTCTGCGTTTGATAAAATTAATGATAACTTTGACGAAGTATACGCAAGAGATGTAAACACAGACGCACAAACACTTTCGATAGATGGAAATACTATATCCATAACTGGCGGCAATAGTGTTACTATTGTGCCTTCTGTTTCATTAGACGGTAATCTTACAGGTAGTGTGTTTGCTGATGATAGTACATTACTTGTAGACGGAGTAAACGGCACTATTCCGTGGGCTGTTGTTAACGGCACTCCAACTACACTTGCAGGATATGGAATTACTGACTCTGCTACATTTGCACAAGGCGCACTAGCTGATAGTGCTTTACAAAGTGTAGCATTTACAGATTTAACAACAACTCCGACTACACTTGCAGGATATGGAATTACTGATGCACAAGTAGCCGGCGCACCATATGACGGTGACATTACGGGTAGTGTGTTTGGAGATGACTCGACATTACTTGTAGACGGCGTTAACAACACAATACCTAAAGCAAACATTGAAGATAGTGCAAATTGGGATACAGCATTTGGCTGGGGCAATCACACAGCCGGTGGATACGCTCCACAAACAACAACATATACAAAGACAGAAGTTGATTCAGCAATATCTGCTGTTAATACGTTAGACGGTGATTT